TAAAATAATCTTCTGGGACCTCCAGAACGGAGGATGTCCTACGTGCGGGATGAGGCCGAGGGAGATCTACCAGCCTTCGGAACCTTCCGAGCGGGACATTGCCCGATGGGGCCGATTTGTGGGTCGAAAATCCAAATTCAGACATGAAAGGTGAACTGATGACATGCCGCCGCCTCTTCCTCCGGAAGTCCGAAACGCTATTATCGAGGATCTTCGAGAGGGACGGCTTTCGTTTGAAGAGATCGCTGCAAAGCGATTAGGCGATGGCGGGAAGAAGCCGACGGTCTCAAGAATCGCGAAGAAGGAAGGGTATTCTCGCAAAGGCAAAGGCCGCCCTCCGAAAAAAGGTTATCAACCTAAGGTTACAATTCCTAAACCCGAATCCATCGCGGAGATTGATTTATCAACTTTCGGCCCCGAAGAGCGGCTTACCCTACTCGATGAAGGTCTATCGACGTTGAAAGCGATTCTCCCTAAATCTCGATACCCCAAAGGCATGATGGAGTGGACGTCGGCGGTGGAGCGGCTTCTGGAACAGAGACGGAAAGAGACTGGTGGATCCGACGATGACGACGACGAGCGGGGAAGTATCGCAGCCGCTTTCGATGAGTTACGACGGCTGGAAAATGCCCCACCACCCGGTGATGCAAAAGCACCGCCAGATGGCGTTTGACTTCTTGGATGGAGATCATAAGCTATATGCCCTTTGGGGCTCGGTCTCGTCGGGGAAGACCGTCACCAGCGCCCAGGCTTGGGCCGCCTTCGTTGAAAGGACGCCGAAACATTACCCCCTGGCGATGATCGGGAAGACGGAAAGGACGCTGGAGGCGAACGTCCTCGATCCGCTCGCCGAGTTCCTGGGGTCGAAATACACTGAGAACCGGGGCCGGGGCATCGTCTACATCTACGATCGCAAAATCAGGATCTACGGGGCCAACGACTCCAAATCCGAGTCCAAGATCAGGGGCAAAACCCTCTATGCCTGGTACGGCGACGAGGTGACGACCTGGCCGGAGTCGTTCTTCATGATGGCCTTGTCCCGTCTCCGAATCCCGGGGGCCAAAGCGATCATGACGATGAACCCCGAAAACCCTAATCACTGGTTTCACCGTCAGATCGTCGAGAGGGCCGACGATCCGGGCATCCGGGCAAAGCTCTACCATTTCACGATGGAGGACAACCCCCATCTCTCCGACGAGTACAAGGCTTGGATCAAATCGATGTATGCGCCGGGGACGATCTGGTATCGTCGCTGGGTGGAGGGTCTTTGGGTCGCAGCCGAGGGCCGGGTCTTCCAATTCTTCGATCCAGACCCGTCGGCGGGTTACGTCGTCTCGACTCTTCCGGACCACTTCACCATGTACCTCGTCGGTGCCGACTACGGAACCGCGAACCCCTTCGCCGCGACGTTGTGGGGTTTGTCGGGCGGGGTCTGGTATATCATCCGAGAGTTCTATTGGGATTCGGTCAAAGAGCACAAACAGAAGGTCAACCACGAATACATAGACGATTTGGCGAATTTGTGTTACTGGAAAAAGAACCCCGTCCCGGCGAAGATCATCGTCCCCCCCGAAGAGGCCGGATTCATCCGAGAGATAAAGCAGTCTAAATATCAGCATCTATCGCACGTCCGGGCAGCCGACAACTCGATCATGCCCGGCCTGGAGGACATATCGACCCTCTTCGCTACGGGGAAGCTCAAGGTTTACGAAAAATGCGAAAAGACGATATGGGGGTTCAATGACCTCCTTTGGGATCAGAGGCAGCAAGAGAGAGGAATCGATATGTACATCAAGGGCGGATCGGGATATCCTGATCATATATGCGACGGCAACCGCTACGCTGCGAGGGAAGCCGCAAAACAACTTAGGCAGATGAGGATTATATGATATGATTCGAGATCTTGAAGCCGCGCTCGCCGTCGGCCAACCCTGGCCACCGGAATCGGAAAAGGACCGGCTCCAGAGGTACGAAGAGAACGAACACCTTTTCGATGGGGAGCACACGAAAGTCTTCCGGGCGCTTCTCGACCTCTTCTCCAGCCAGACGGCAGAGTACAACAAAATCATTCTCATCCTCAACCTACATCGCCGAATATCGACGCTCTGGGCCGACTTCCTGTTCGGGGAGATCCCACGCGCCATCGGAGACGAAGACCCCGAATCCAAAAAGCAGAAGTACCTTTCGGCCTTCATCGACCGAACCGAATACTGGAAGCTCCAGCACGCTCGCCAGATCGACGTGTCGCGGTTCGGGCATGGTTTCATCGAGGGCTATATGGAGGATGGGATGGTCAAGCTGCAGGTCGTCCACCCCGGCCGATATTTCGGGGTCGTCGATGAATACGGGCGAACCAAGGAGCACGTCGTCGCCTGGCTCGAAGATCTCGGATACGTCGATCACATCCAGCAGCGTAAGCTCCGAGTTCGCATCCACCGCCCCGGCCAAATCGAGACCCGCGAGTACGTCGTCTCGGCTTCGGGCTATATCATGGGCGGGGGGGAGGCCCCGACGATCGAAGAGACGGGCGTCGATCGACCTCTAATATTTGAGGTTCGGAACCTACACACCTCAAGCGGGAAACTGATCGACGATTACAGAGACCTGGATTCGATCGTCAAGCGGATGGAAGCCCGTTTGACGCGGATAGGGCGGATCCTGGACGTCCACTCCGAGCCGATGTTCTACGCGAACGAGGATTCGGGTGCGTTCATCAAGACCGAATCGGGGGCCTGGGTTTTCGACGGGAAGCGGAAGGCTTTCGCGGTGGAGGAAGGCAAAGCCGCACCCGGGTACGTCACATGGGACGGGCAGCTCTCCGGGGCGTTCGCTGAAATTGACGCCCTAATCCGGCAGCTCTACATCATATCCGAGACTTGCGCCGCTTGTTTTGAGCCTGCTGAACTCGGAGCCCAAATATCCGGGACGGCTCTCCGATTGATGCTTTTCGTCCCCTTGAAGAAGGTGGACCGGCTCAAGCTCGTCGTCGATCCCATCATTCGAGCCGAGCTCCAGACGTTCACGGCATTTGAAGCCGCGCGGGGGTCCACCGGGGCCGAGAAGCTGGAATCGATCGGGATTCAATGGCAAGACGGCCTCCCCGAGGACTTCAAGGAGACGGTCGCGAATGTGGTGCTCCTCAAGTCCCAGGGCCTCATCTGGGACGAACAAGCGCTCCGGATGCTCTACCATCTCGAAGGCGAGTCGCTTCAGGGCGCGCTCGAAAAGCTCCAAACTCAGAACGCGGGCGAAATGTTCATGCCCGGCTCATAATCACATACGGCAACCGTCGCCGGTAAACGACGGGGGAAGATTCTATGACAGACGATATCAAGCCACCGGAAGGCGATAACGGCTCCGGGAACCCACCAGAGAACGACCCTCCAAAGACCTTCACACAGGACGAGCTAAACTCCATCCTGGCGAAGGAAAAGAGGAAGGAAGAGGCGAAGTACGCAGAATATCGGAGGAAGGCCGCCGAGTACGACAAACTCCAGGAGGCTTCCAAGACCGAACTTCAGAAACTCCAGGATAAATACGCCGCCGCCGAGAAGCGGGCGGCGGCCCTGGAAGCGGAACGCGACCTCGAAAAGTGGAGGGCGAAATACGGCCGGGAGGCCGGGATACCCGAAGCCGACTGGGACCGGCTCAGGGGGACGACCGAGGACGAGATCGCCGAAGATGCGAAAGAATGGGCTAAGTCCAGAGGTCTCAACAAAGCGGGCGGGCCGACGCCCCCAGGCGGATCGGCGCCGACCGGCAACGAATTCAATCGAATGGTTCTCCAGGCAGCGGGCAGGGGGGGCCGATAACGAGGTAATTACCTATGACTGACTACGATAATTATATTGGAAGGTCGGCGGAACTCCTGCCGACTGAGTACAGCAAACAGATCATCGAAGCCATCCCGACTCAGAGCTTCTGCCTCCAGAAGATGAGGGGCCTTCCTCCCGTCTCCTCGAAGGTTACGCGGCTCCCGATGCTCAACAGCTTCCCCAGCGCCTATTTCGTCGATGAGGTGGCCGGAGCATACGCCGCCGGGAACACCAAAAAGACCACGAAGATGGACTGGACCGGCGTCACCATGACGATGGAGGAGATTGCCGTCATCGTCCCGGTTCCCGAAAGCGTGATCTCCGACATGGCATCCCAGAACTTCGATCTGTGGGGGATGGTCAAGCCCCGTCTCGTCGAAGCTCTCGGCGTTCTGGTGGATCAGTCGATCCTCTACGATTCGTCCGGATCCATCGCCCCGGCCTCCTGGCCGGATGGGATCGTGATCCAGGCGATCGCAAAGTCCAACTCTGTGAGCATGGATGACGTGGGGTCCGGGGAGACGTTCACCGATCTAGCTGACGCCCTTCTAGCCAACAACGGTCTCTACTCTCTGGTAGAGCAGGACGGGTACATCGTCAACGGTGCGATGGCGGGCGTCCCCATGATGGGACGGCTCAGAGGTCTTCGGGACGCAAACGGCCAGTTC